TATTATCTTTATGACATACACAAGGTTTATTTTCTGGGTTGGGTATATAAGCTAAAGCTACTAATCTATGTACTTTCCAAGGCCTCTTATTTATTCTAACAGTAACTGTTAGTGTTAAATTACCATTATTATACCTATCCCTCTTTTGAATATAGAATTTCAAAGGATGATAGGTTTTAGTATAACTCCTGGTAGTTCTTCTACTATATACTTTACCATCTTTGGTTACATGATATCCGGGTAAGTTAGGTATATTATCCTTCATTCAATCTTAATTTTTCATTTAATAGTTCCCCCTCGCTTTTCCACTTAGCTTTCCTAACAAATTCTAAAACTTTTCTCCTCCCAAGGTCATTGCAGTCGGTTCCGTCTGGTAAATAAACCACTTTTACCTTCTTGAAATTACAGAGTTTTAAGGCTAAATCAACGGCCTCTTTTTTGGCATCGGGGTCAAGTAATATAACAAATCTCTCTACTTGGCTTTTGATTAGGCGATTTACTTGATATCTTGCAATAGCCTTACCTCCAGTTGCAATCCCATTCTCCCCCAAGGTTTCAGCATTGATTGCACCCTCACAAATATAAACGGTTCGGTATATTTCTAGAGCATCTGCATTATATATAATAAAACTCTTTCCCAAACCTGTTATATCTACTTCTGGGTTATTATATTTGGGACCAGCGCCCATATATAATCGAGCATTGAAATAAGTTAATTGCCTATGCTCTGTAAAAGGGATAATGATATATCCAAGATACTTACCTGTGTTACAATATCCCCATCCCTTACGAGCTAACTCCTCTATCTTAAATCCTCGTTTCTTAAGATAATTCCTGGCAGACTTTGCCAACAGAGAAGTACCCATGGATATATTCTTGAATCCCTCTGGAAGGAAGAACTCTTTCTTACCCTTTAACTCAACCTTCTCTTCTTTGAATACATATCCAGTATAATCATCAGATTTGAGTATAGATAATACCTCCTGAAAACTATCTGTACTCTCTAGATACATTACCAGACTTATGGGAGATGGATGCTCACCACACTTGAAACAATTGCACCTATTGTTTGAAAGGTTAATACCAAACTTCTTCTCTCCACCGCAGTATGGGCAGTCAGATTTCATCCATGAGTGTCTGTAGTCAAAGGCTCCTATCTTCCTCATAAAGTATTGATGGAGCCTACCCTTGAAATTACCATTAAGCTTCATAATACCCAGTCTTTATTTTATGTACATACCTATTCATACTACGTGTTGATATACCCCAGGCTTTAATTAAAGCCTTTATTTTAGTCTTATCATCTATACATTTTAATAAAGTCTGATATCTAACTTTAGTGAGTATTGAACGAGGATTCCTGAAGCATTTGAGTTGTTTGATACCAGGACGGTGTTGACCTTTTGTACTTCTACCATCACTAACCATTTGTTGAGAATTTTCTTTATAGGTACCCCAATATAAGTTCTCAACCCGGTCGTTGGATTTATTATTATCTTTATGACATACACAAGGTTTATTTTCTGGGTTGGGTATATAAGCTAAAGCTACTAATCTATGTACTTTCAGATTATATCTTTTACCATTCGAATATAGATGAACTATATTTCTACCTGTACGATAGTGAGGATGTATAGTTACTTCACGATTACGCCTTATATTATATACCTTTCCATCTTTAGTTACATGGTACAAAGGAAAACCTTTTATATTACTGTTAAGTCTCATATTGTAAACGAAAGTACCCGACCATGAATAACATAGCCTGGTAGTTATTACTTAATAGGCAACCTTTTACAGAACTCAGGTATTAAGTGATACATTATATAACCTCTCCGAATCTTTACTAATTCTTTTTGAGCTTCTTCTAACCGGAGTAAATTAGTAGGAAATGGAATACAGTATTCATCATAACTCTGATTGTAGCCTACTTTCCTTACAAATGTGCTACCATTAGGAATACACATTCTAAAAGTTATAGAAGCTTTAGGTTCATTTATATGTACCCATTGTTTAGTGAAATATCCAAGAGCATCGGTTTCACTTACGGGGGGCATACTATCTCGTATCGGTTACCGCCTTGTCTTCTTAAACATATTTCTTTGGAAGCTCTCCTCCGAAACATTTTTAGTAATCGGATGTTCATGATTACATGTGTTCAGTGGCATGAAACTCTCCTATATGTAATACCGAGTTGCATTGAGGACATTTAATACTTTCTTCCCCATCATGTCCTGGACCATAGCTTAAGTCTAAGAATATTTCCCTCCTATTGAAGGCTATTACTTTTTTACACTTGTTACATCCTGTAACACCTTCTCCAAACTTAGCCAAATCCATAGAATCGATAATTCGTGCCATACAATTTTAATTATTTAAGGTTTAACTTTTATATATCTCCTGAAGTCTTACTCCTCTTTTCGGGGTCTGCATTGGGATTACTTACTCTCTTCTTTTTCTTAAGCAAATCATCTACCTGTTTACCCATAGATTCATCGTACTTAGCTCTAGCTTCTTTTGAGAACTCTTTCATACGTTGTCTTTCTGGGTCCATATTAAACATTACCCGACCATTTGGAACTCCATCACGTTGAACTACAACTTCCATTCTCATGATATTGTGTTCCTCTTCGTCTTGAGTAGAATTTAATCCCATGACGCATTTTGCATTCCTTATGATAGATATAGCAGATGCAATATCATTATCCTCATATCTAGTTTCTTGATGCTTAGCTCCTTCTCGGGTAACATGTTGGGCAGTCCATACAGCATCAAGCCCCAACTCATCACCCATATTATCTATATCTATATATACATTGTTAATACGTTCTACATCGTCCCTATCTCGAGCAATAGAGGCTAATTTTGCAGCGTAGTCAATCATTATGACATGGACCTTGATACCTTTCTCAGTTTCCAATTTTCTAACCAAGTTCATAATGGTATTACAATCTGCAACGGTTGCAGGTACACGCTCCACAATAAACTCAACCCCAAGTCGTCTATATTTACGCATGTGCCTTTGTTCCATCTTATCATAATCACCAGTTAACATCTCCCTCTTAGTTTTATTTAAGGTAGACTGAATCATACGGTCCATTAACTGATTTTTACCATTTTCAGTATCTATGTAGAGGACATTCTTTTTCATAGCTAGATACCCCCGAGCAACATTGATAAGTGCAAAAGTCTTTCTTCGTTTGGGACGGTCAATTAAAACGAAAAGAGAGTTTTTGGGATATCCATCTCCATTACCCAACCTATTTAACTGCCAAAATGGAGTGGGAACTACATCTGGGTCAACCTTTCTCATAAGTTGTCTCATTGCAGTTCCACTAACCATGAGCAAAGGTTCATCCTTCTTTTGGGGTTTTGAACTTTGTAGAATCTTGGTTAGTTTAGCTTGATAAGTTTCGTAGGAATTGTAATCAGAGAAGTCCATACCCTCGTTCAAAGCTTTCAATTCAATGTAGGCAATAAACTTATGTATGTTCTCCAGAACAATATCTACATCCTTTAAGGGCTTGTTGTAAAGTTTAGATATTAAACTATGAATATTAGGGATATCATATTTGGTAACCAAGTCTACATAATCCTTACCTTCTAACAAAGTTTTAACCTGCTCAACCATTAAGACCTCACTTGGTATTCGTTGATATTTATTTACGAATTTTACCAAGGCCTCTACTACTATGGAGTGTTCAATTAAAGTAAAGTACCCAGGTTTTATCTTTGGAACATATAGAAGAGCTTCCTTCCCTTGTACCAGGAACCTAAGTACTTCCAATTGAAACTCGATAGAGAACGTAAACTTGTCACAAGAATTTAACCTCTTCTTTACCATATTTTGTTTCATATATTATATAATATTCATGAGTGTATAATCAATAGTATCTGATAGATAATATAGTTCTCTAAGCTCATCTTTGAACATACTTGAACACAGACGGTGAAATAATTTTGACAAAATTCATACAAGTTATTACTTTATTATTTATATTTGCATTGTTAAAAATCTTTACTACTATGAAAGGCAACAACGGAAGTGAACTACATCGTTTGACAGAATTAAAACCCTATGATGAGGATTTGTTTAATAGGTTATATAAAACCTGCAAGCCCTTAATACGTAGGCTGACAAGGGGGGTTGATTCCAGAAGATTTAATCTCACGCCAGATATTATTAACTCTTTCTTCTGGGATAAGTTCTTGTATGTATTTAATAAATACCAAGATGAATACGATGAAGAAAGGTTAAAAGCAACTCTCCTATCTTCCCTGCAAACTTATAAAAGTAAGTTACTGAGGAATGCTTATACCAAGCAAGCAGAATTCAATCAAGAGTTAACTTCATTTGAAGTCTTATTTGACAATAATAAAGAGCTACTTGATGATTCTGATGAGACTCAGATTAAAGAGGAACAATCTCAAAAATTTCATCAGTACATGAAAGAGCATCTCACTCCCGATGAATACTTAGTAATGCAGATACAGCTTGAGCCTCCTAAATGGTTTGAATCCCGTATCAAAGATTCTCATGGTAAGTTATCTATCCTTCACTTAATAGATTACTTTGAGTTACCAAGAGATAAGTTTGCAGTCAATATGTTCTCTAGAATGAGAAAGACTATACAGAAAACTTTAGAACAAGCGGCTATAGACCTTAAACAATGAAAAAGGCCAGAGCGAGGTTATCTCTAACCTCGCCCCAGCCCCACTTAACCAACTCAACTACGGTTCAGTTTAGTAGTGTATTTTGAAAGGATTGTTGATGCAGGCCAAGAGTAAGTATCTGTCGTTTGTAAAAATACTCTTCCCAATATCACCAACTACAAAGACAAGCTGTACTCTATAAATCTTATCATCCTGTACAGTAGTAGTACCAGTGTTTCCAGATACAATTACTTTAAAGGATTCCAAACTACCCGAAGAAAATAAGCGTGGACAAATTTCGATGTAGTATGGTGTATCACCATACTTCTGCACATAAGGTCCATATCCATAAATACCAGTATGATATTTTTTGGCTATCTCAGTTAATATAGGACCCCACCTTGGATCCTTAGCAGTTAACAAATCCGTCACATTAACCTCTACATTATTAAAAGATGGACAATTTGTGAGCATCGTCTCGGTTAAGTCAAAGATTGCTACTCCATTATGGTAGTGAGCATGTACAGTTAACCTTGACCGAGTAAGGCTACTCCCAGAAGTAGTTTGCTCTACAAGGGTATCTAAACCAGCCTTACCCTTTTCTAAAGTATATCTAAACAGTCCAAGTATGGCCCTTGTAAGACCATCTGCCTTCTCATTGTTAAGAAGGCTGTAAGCATGTCCAGGTAGTATTGAATCTGCTACTTCTGGGGAATTTATTTCAAATACTGCTACCAAAGTAGCATTACTCGGTAGGGACATACCTGACTTGTCGAATGAGCCATCCCAAAATTCCGCATCGTAATTTACATATGGATGTCCTCCATAGATACCCCACTGGCTAGGAGTAAGGGAGGAGTTAGTTAATACTGAAGCCGTAGTATATATACATATACAGGGATCAACTTTTCTCCATTGATATTCTACCTCTTTGCTTACTGGAGCTGATGGTTTGGCCAATACACACCCATTGATAATCAACTTACTAAATGTGTATACATAATTGTCATCTCTCCGACTAATTGAGTATTCTATCTCTATACCTTTACCCTGACTGTTCATCTGAGTGTTTAAGTATCTTGTCAAGACACTCACATCAGTAGGTATTGTACTTTCTTCCAATGCCTTAACTCGACTTTTCAAGTCAAGTAAGTCAAGGGGGTTGAGTCCATAGGGTTTTACCGGAAATTGACCGTTATAAGGTACTAAGCAAAGAGTGTAGTTCAGTGATGCCATAATATCCTTATATCTAAGGCTTACCTCATCATTGTTCCACTCCGGTCTCCAACCCACCAGATATACTCCTATCAGTGAGTCGGTATCTTTGTTGAAAGGCATGCTTGAATCTGCTAATAATTCCAGTATTCTTTCATACCCCCAAGAAAGTATTTCCTCCAATCCATACCCATCGTCTAAGGTTAACCATCCGCACGTAAAGTTGGATATATTTGGAGGATTTTCACTACTATCCTGGCGATAGGTATGTGTTGCCTTTACTGCAAAAGCTACCAACTTCTGAGGATTAGTTAAGCTCGGCCATCCTCCGTCTGGTCTCACTCCAGTGAAAGTAAGGGTATCTGGAGCTATGTGACATAAGCCATCGGGAGTAGTGTAGGCATTGAATACCTGTCCTGCAGTATTATCTTTGTTAGAAAGAAATACTCTTTTAGCTTTACCTAATATATTACCTATACCAGAGGGCATTGTACCAGACCTCTTGAATATACTGGTTATGGTTACATGCGGTTGAGTAGTATCTACCCAGTCGAAGCCACAAATAGGCCCTGTACCTCCAATTATAGCAAGAGGTTCCATAACCTCTTTAGACTCTATCAAGTCACCATATACCTGATAGAACCTGGGTTGTACTACACCCTTTACAACTTCAGTTTCATTGTTCTGTGCCATAGCTTATAGCTTTAATTTGTCGAGATTTTCATCTATGAAGAGGAGAGCTTTTGTGAGAGATTCTACCAGCTTTTGGTTTACATTATCATCCTCAAGTAATGCCACATCGTCTGGGTTATCCTGAAATAACCACTCGAGAAGAACTCCCCAGTAGTTATTACCCATTATTACTGTGAAATTAGCCTCCTTATCTGGATCACCATCAGATGGGTCCATACGATGTTTATAACCATCTGTAGTGGGAAAGTCTTCCTGTAATTGTTCGAATATTACCGTAGCAAATAAATCCGAACGAGTTTGTCCTTTGGTAGTATATATTTCAAAACCCCTTGCAGTGTACCACTCATTCCCTACACCTGAGGCATTATTATGGAGAGATATCAGAAACTTAGTTCCCCCTCGAGGATCATCTAAATTATTTGCAATTTCTTTTCTTCTAGACAGCCCAATTTCGGTGTCTTTAGTATTGGTGAATGCTACTTCGAATCCTTCTTGCCTAAGACGTTCTGCCAACATCTTACCCACTTTTCTGCTCCACAAGTATTCCCTGTGTCTACCGTCTGGGGATTGTTTCCCTGCTACATCCGACCCATGAGCAAAGTCGATGATGGGCAATAATTTTCGTGCCATGTTATAGTTTTTTAAGGTACATTAGTTTTAACCCGTTTAGATACATACTAACTGATTGGTCCATATTAGAGATTGTAAATTGGTCCCTTGGTATATATATCTGTTCAATTACCATATCTTTTATTGCTTCATTATCTTGAAGCTCAAAGATATTTGACAGAGATTTACCATTACAGGTGAAGGTTGACAACAGTCCGCATAACTCAGAGTATTCATTGTTCACCAGGCTATCTACCTTCTTTAAGGTTGACTCCTTATTATCTATATGATTCTCAAACCTTATACGTAGTATTGCATATTTGATAATATGGCTCAAACAGTTAAATTCCCTGCTAATCAATATTTGAGCTTCAGTTACACCTATAATTGAGTTAGCTACTCCATTGAAGAACTCCTCTACATGATGTGATGATTCAGATACCACGGTAACTTTTTTATTAAGGTTCCAGATGGTATAGATAAACATTACTACCATCACTAAAACCAATACCATGAATATACCGAATATCACCTTAAGTGCCCCGTAGTTTGAGGCAGCTTCGGCTAATTCAATTGAGGATTTGGTTAGAGATTGAACAGCATTATCAAGTTTTAGGTCTTCTTGAGCAAAAGAAGATAGTATAGCTATTAAAGGTGTGTTAAGCATATACGATATAAATTACGGCAGTAGTTTGTTCAAATACTACAGAACTGTCTTTTGGTTCAAAATATTTTACGTTTACGGGTAGGTACTTATTGACAATGTTTACCAGAGTTTCCCTTACTTTATCACTATAGTCAGAGGGATGTTCTGATTGTATCAGTTCCCTTTCAGCCTCTATCTCTTCTTCGGTTGCATCGGGATTCATCAGCTTCCACTCTTCCAATAATTGTTCTTGAATCTCATGGTCTTTCCTTACCATAAAGTCCCACTGACCCTTTGGTATACCAATAGTGAAAATCATTGGGACACATTCCCAACAATCTGTCTCGGTATCATAAGTAGCTGAAGGAGTATCGAAGTGTGAGATAGTATCATAGTTTACAGAACCATCACCTATAGCTTGAGCTACTGAAGCTTTGGTACTTTCATCCACTTCAGTTAGGGTAAATGTCACTCCATAAAAACGGCCCAATATTTCATAAAACCGTAGAGTACCTCTTATCTTGTACAAAGATATGGCGTATCTTAGAACTAACCGGTAATCAGCAGTGGGAAAACCCCTGTCTTCTTTTACCCAATTCTCTAGATTCTCCTCTGTATAGGGCTCTCCCTTAGTTAATACTCCATAGGCATAAGGAATAAACCCAAAGTATTCCCATAGATAGTTCAGGAATATAGGATTGGCTTTATCCACATCCAAACATTCCATAAAGTTATCTATATCGGGCATTACCTCAGTATCGAAATAACCAGAACATACATCTATGAACCTTTCGAATATACCTTTGCCTTCTGAATCTTGATAAGTATCATTGGCTTTGTAGTAATGGTCAAAAAGGTTACTGAAGATGTAATCCCTGAAGAATGTCTTCGCTGAATTAAACCACTTCATTGATTATGAGTGTTATGTTATCCGAACTGATAGTAGGGATATTGTAGTTATGTGGAATCAGGTCTACCAATCTACCCTTGCTTCCCATGGGTTGGGTAGTTAATTGATATACAGTTCCGTTTTCGTAGTTCGCGTTTTCAACTGGTAAGTTGATAGTAAGGCTGAACTTTGACTTAGTCAAAGTTACCTCGAGAGGTTTACCATACTGACCAATGTATAGGGCATTACCCGATAAGTCCTTGTTAGCATACACCTTATAGAAGGCATTACCGTTTTCTATTACAGTCTGTATGTAATAATTCTCAAAGTCAGATTCCGGAGTATAAGTTGTAAATGATATCATCTTAAAATAAGTGATATTCAGTGCTGGCACTGATACTATTTCTTCCGTATTCTGAGAATTCATGTTTATGGCTATCGGATATGGCAGTAAATATAGTTCAGTGATGGTAAGGAAGTCAACCATGGGTTGATTATCCATAAGAGCATACAGATCTGACTGTCTTACCGGCTTATTAATATCAGAGTTCTGATAGTTATAAGCATCCAACAAAGCCTTCTTTACCTGATTGCTTATGTCTATGGATTTAAAAGACTTCCTACCAGTTATTTCAGCCGATAAATAAATCTTAGCGGCATGTGTAGAGTATACACTTACTCGAGTGGTTAATACCTTAGATGATTCCATCCTCTGCCTTACATTGTTGATAAGTTCAGTGCTTGCCTCTGAACCACCATCGGGAGTGATATATACTTCTACATACTTTCCACAAATGTAATTGCAGTAAGCCTTATCTACCCCGTCTATCAACATAGCTATGGCTTCATAATCCTCCTTAGTGATAGCTACTCCAAGGGTTTTGATACTCAATGGGATGTGTTCTTTAAGTGTATCAAAGTCCTCATAATCAGAACCTCCAGTAGCAGCTATGGTATTCGTAAGAGTAAGGCCAGAAGTTACATTGGTCATCACTTCTGGAACTTTATCAAACTGGTTTGCAGGTA